GACAAGGTACAACAGGTACACAGGGTACAACAGGTGCACAGGGTACAACCGGCGCACAGGGTACAACAGGTGCTCAAGGTGCAACCGGTGCCCAAGGTATTCAAGGTATAACAGGCGCACAGGGCACAACCGGTGCTCAAGGTGCAACAGGTGCTCAAGGTATAACAGGCGCTCAAGGCACAACAGGTGCTCAAGGCATTCAAGGTAGACAAGGTACAACCGGTGCTCAGGGTACAACAGGTGCTCAAGGTGCAACAGGTGCTCAAGGTACCCAAGGTATAACAGGTTCACAGGGCACAACAGGCGCTCAAGGTATACAAGGTATAACAGGCGCACAGGGTACAACCGGCGCACAGGGTACAACAGGTGCTCAAGGTGCAACAGGTGCCCAAGGTGCAACAGGTGCTCAAGGTATTCAAGGTAGACAAGGTACAACAGGTACACAGGGTACAACAGGTACACAGGGTACAACAGGTGCACAGGGTACAACCGGCGCACAGGGTACAACAGGTGCTCAAGGTGCAACCGGTGCCCAAGGTATTCAAGGTAGACAAGGCACAACAGGTGCACAAGGTACTCAAGGTACACAGGGCACCCAAGGCACACAAGGAGCAACAGGTGTAACACCAGGAGGAACCGCAAATTTTATTACTAAATTTAGTGGTACTACTACCTTAAATGATGCTGTAAAAAATAATTTATCTGATTTTAAGGTATTTACAACAACCGTAACACCAAATACTTATTCTTCTGTAGTTTTAGGTACAGGATTACAAGAAATTCTTAGAAATGATAATACTACTGTACAAAGCGGATTTGTTTTAGGAAAAAACAATAATAGATTATATAATAACGATGGGGCTTTAAACAGCTTTGTAATAGGAGGAGGAAGCAATAATGATAATCGTTCAAATTTACTTTGGCTAAACCCAGGCACAAATATACTTGATATATGGTCTAATGTTCGAATAAACTATACAACTAATCCTACTGGTGAACCTTCAACAATATACTCAGTGCCGGCACAAAGCCCCGAAGCTGCTATTTATATAGGAAATTGGGATAATTTATTTGGGACATCAACTAGAGGACCAGGAGTTCCAATTGCTATTAAAGTTAGAAATACTGGTAAAGGAGGATTAAATCTTAATAAATTATCCACACAATCTACAAATAATAATTATTATACTTATTTTACCAGAACGGACACCCCAAATACTTCCCCAGGATACAGTATTGCTACAGCCTTAAATAATGGAAATGCTATCTCAACAGGTATAACTACTTTACCAAACACAGCAATATTTACTGATGGAAATGTTGTAGCAAACCAATTCCAATCTTTAGGCAATTCAGCAGCTAATGCTTCAGATATTAGGTTAAAAGAAAATATTGAAGAAATAAAATTAGAAAACGCTTTAAGTTTAGTACAAGATGTAAAACCTATTACATTTACTTGGAAAAGGCCTGAAGAAGATATGAATATAAACGGAACCATTGGTACCGGAGTTATAGCACAAGAACTTTTAAAAAATGGATTTGAACATTTAGTTTCTTTTAGACAAAACCCTTTAATACCCGAACACACAGACGATGAAGGATACACATCAACCGAAGGTTATGAAATGAGTGTTAATTATGTTGGTATGATTCCGTATCATACTCAAATAATAAGATATTTATTAGACGAAATAAAAGGGTTAAAAGAAGAAATTAAAAATCTAAAAGAAAAATGAGTTTATCTTTATTTAATTATGCTATATCCTCGTCGTTTTCTTCTTCGGCAGGAAATATATATACCTCTTCAATTGTATCCATAACCGGAGTTACATCAGGAAGTATAACATTTACTCCGGCGTTTGCCGCGTTTAATAATTATGCTAGTGCTAGTTTATTGTGGTTAAGTGGTAGTGTTAGTCCTGGTCCATTTTATAATATAAGCGGCGGATACATTACAAATGTAGATCCACAAGCATTTAGCTCATCCTTTAGTTTTAGTAATTCAACAACTTTAGTTACTCAATCTAATTTTTCATTTTATTTTGATAGTTCTTCTATTGTAGGTTATCCAAATAGTCAATTTCAAATTGTATACTTTACAAGCTCAGCTACAGCTAACCAAACTTTAGTTGTAGATAGGGTTGTTGATTTTTATATAGACACAGGTTCAGGAGAAAATGCAGTTTCTTTTAAAAATTTAATATACAATACTTCTACCCAAAACTATGATTTTGAAACTTATACTTCAATAAAGGGGGGTATAGAAACTACAGCCAAAGGCACGGGTTCGTTTGCCGTAGGTACAAGTTCATTAGCCCAAGGTAATGCTTCGGTAGCAGAGGGTATTGGAACTCTTGCTTCGGGGTTTGCTTCTCACGCGGCTGGTATTAATACAACGGCAAGCGGTCAAGCTGCTTTTAGTATGGGTATAGAAACCGATGCTGATGGTACTGCTTCATTTGCTGCAGGTACCGGCTCATTAGCTAAAGGAGAAGCATCAGTTGCAATGGGTATTGGAACTATTGCTTCTGCTTCTGGTCAAGTAACAATAGGCCATTATAATTTTCCGTTAAATTCACCCGACCATTTGTTTGTAGTAGGTGGAGGAACAGGAACATCTACAGTCAATAGAGGTAATTTATTAGAAGTTTATGGAGGTATAGGTTCAACTTATAAAGCAGTAAAAATAGATGTAGGTAATACATTTACACAAACCTCTTCCCCCCCTGCTGGATTTTCTATTTATGGTAATACTGTTTTTCAAGGTAATATTACAGGTAGCGTTATAGTTGGGGGCTCAAATATTCAATTAAATGATGATAGTACTAATGGAGTTAACGCTACTTCATCGTTTACTATTTTAGATACTAATAGATTAACTCCAAGTGTAGATAATAGTAAACTTGTTATAAACAGGTTTGGTATTAATTTTGATAGATCTCCTAATACTACACCCCCCGGTTCTAAATATCTTTGGACAACTCAGACCACTAATAGACTATTCTACAGCTCAAGTGCAATAATCCTAAACGATGGTAATACATTAGGAGCTACAATGACCATTGGTACAACCGATGCTAATAATTTACAATTAGAAACTAATAATACCATACGAGTATTTGTATCATCCTCAGGCAATGTGGGTATAGGCACAATAACTCCTACTTTAGCCACTTTACAAATCCAAGGTAACGTATCTGCTTCATCATATACAGGTTCATTTTTTGGAACATCAAGTTGGGCAATAAATGCACTAACTGCTTCATTTGTAAATACTGCAAGCACAAATGCATTTGTTCAAGGTGGTAATTCATTTGGTACAACTGCACTCCTAGGTACAAACGATAATCAAAACCTACAATTTGAAACAAGTGGTTCGGTTAGAGTAACTATTAGCTCAAGCGGTAATGTGGGGATAGGTATAACACCCCCACAGCGCAGATTACATATAGATGCGAGTGGTTCATCAAATACCTTTATTCCATTAATATTAACATCGGTTGATGTAAATAATAGAGTAGGAATACAATTCGCATCATCTAGTATAGCAAGTGGTAGAACAAATTCTTTGTATCATAGAATGAATGCTGCAACTGCAGAATGGATTCTATCAGCAAATGCCGGAGAAAATGGTGCATGGCAATTTTTACCACGAGACGATTCTAGTTATGTTGTATCAATGTTAGCACCCTTTAACGGAGGAACAGCAAGAATATTTACAGGGCAAAGCCAAAGTTTATTTGCATTAGGTGCTGGTTCTTCTGCTAACCATTTAGTAATTAGTTCAAGTGGGCAAATTGGTGTAAATACCAATGCTCCCGCTGCCCTTCTTCATGTTAATGGAACAGCAGCTTCAACTTCTCTATTTAGAGTTAATAGCGGTTCTGCAATAATCCAAAACAATGCTTTACAATCAAATAGAAGTGCGAGTGTGGCTTTCTTTACCACTACTGGTAACCCTACATCAAACTTTGATTTTGATATTCAAGGAACAGGAACAGCAAACGGTGGAACTGCAAGAATAGCAGGAGCGGGTACAACATATAGCTTTAGTAGTAATGGAAGTATAGTTAGAACTAGTACAGGTAATAATGAAATGTTCAGTATGGTAATGGGGGGAACAGCAACTGCCATCTCTCAAAACCCAATGCGTGTTCAATTTGATGCTAACCAAAGTTCAACTGCAGGATATGTTGTATTAAGATTAAATGCCACTCACACTACGGTTGGCTCAGGCCCTAAATTATTACAAACTTGGGAATTTGCTAACGTACAGCGTAGTGTAGTAGACATATCAGGAAGTATAGGAATAGGTATGACCGGCTCAGTACCATTATCCGCTTCACTTCATATTAGTGGTGCTAATACCGCTAATCTGCTTAGGATACAATCTCCTGCTTCATCTTCTATTCTATTTGTAAGTGGTAGTGGAAATATAGGCATGGGTTTAACTGTTCCTTCTGCTCAACTGCATATTAGTGGAGCATCAAATAGTGTTCTATTTGAAATAGATTCACCAGTACAAAACAACATACTATTTGTTACGGGTAGCGGTAGAGTAGGTATAAACACATCTTCTTCACTAGCAACAGGTTTAAGCATATTTCAACAGTCTTCTTCGTTTATGGACCCTACAACGGCCCCCACCGGAAGTGGTTTATATGTGTTTAGTAGCGGTAGTGGAAATACTCAACCCTCTATTCATGTCCAAAATATAGGAGATGCATTTGCAAGTATTAATTTAAGCACTATAAGCGGAAGTACTAACCCACTTAGAATGTGGAGTCTTTCAAAAAGAAATAATGCTAATGCCAATGCCTTGCAGTTATATTATTATAACGGCACTACCTATTCTTTCCCTTTGTTTAATTTTATTCAAAATGGAGTTTCTACTTTGGGGGAAAGTACCCAAATCCAATTAGATGATCTTAATGGCTTTGTAGGCCTCCAAATCACCCCAACTGAGTGGATACATTTATCCTCCGATCCCGCAAGCAGTAACTATATTCTAATAAATGCAGACCAGACTTCAAATTCACCACTATTAACAGCAGCATCAAAGGCTACAAATGGTTATGGTATTGTTGGTAATGAAAATTATTTAGCAGAACCCGATTATTGGATGGAAATAAAATTAGGTGCTGCTGGGGGAGGAATAGTTCTTATCCCGTGTTATTTACCTGGCTAATATGTTTCTCAAACCAACACCCGAACTCCTCCAACAAATTAAAGACAGTGGTAAACCTATTATCCAAATTACTATGGAAGAATTTCAAAAGATAGCATCTGAAGGCAAATTATTAACTAACGAAGAAGCAAAAGAAAAATTAAAAACACATAAACCTAAATAAAATGGAATATATAAGAGAATTACACTTATTTGTTCAAGCTAACGGATGGGAATTTATTCGTAGTGAACAATCATGGGCCCTTTTTTTAGAATGGGTACGAACCGAATACCCAAATGACGATACATTAGAAAAAGCAACAGAAATAATAAACAATTACCAACCTGAATAAAAAAATTTGGAGAACCAAAAATAGTTTTATATATTAAAACAAAAGTTATGTTTAAATGTTTTGGTTAATTGAAAATAAACAACAATTAAAACAATTTGCTGTTCGAAATCTAAGCGAAATATTCGTTGAGATAATTCCATACTCACCTTTTACTCACCCTGCTGAATCGTCAATTAGTTGCATTTACATTCGTCCTATAAATCACTACAAAGGATACCTAATACCAATATACCACACCGAAGTAGAAGAAAAATTATTTGAAGACGAAGTATTTTTAATATTAAAACAAGCACAAAAAATATATGTAAAAGATAAAAAAGAATTTTTACATTATTTTCCATTACGCAATGCAGTTGACCTCACCCTCCTCAACCCTACGTATATACAACTCACCGCCGCTCACGAATTTTTATACCAAAAATACCCAACCCACCCAAGTGTAAACACACTAGTACCAATAGTTAAACACTACGAGTATTGTGAATCGCTGTTTGAGGAATTAGAACATTTAATAGAACAGCCCGTAAACGAATTTTACAACCACAAAGCCACTTGGGTATTTTACGGTATAGAACAATCCGGTTTATTTGTGGATAATAGTGTTTATAACCAACATTTTAATCAAGACATACAAACCGACGTAGTTTACACTCAATACAATTTTAAGACATTAACAACGCGTCCTTCCAATACATTTAACGGTATTAATTACGCTGCCCTTAATAAAGAGAATGGATGTCGCAGTTCATTTACCCCCCGCAACACAAAACTTGTTGAATTTGATATTTCGGCTTACCACCCCACTTTAGTAGGTTGGCTTATAAATTACGATTCAATTGATTTTTCTAATTTCTATTCCGCAATTAGTAAAGAAATGGGCATTAGCGAATCACAAGCCAAAGAATCTACATTTAGACAATTATACGGGGGCATACAAAAAGAATATGAAAATATTGAATATTTTAGTAAAACCAAAAAATATATATACGATATCTGGGAGGAGTTTAATAACTCGGGGCAAGTTATTGTGCCAATTTCGGGTTATTGCTTTAAAAAAGACAAGTTGGATAACATGAACCCCCAAAAATTGTTCAACTATATACTACAAAATTTGGAAACTTCGTATAATATATGTATATTGTGGGAGATTTTTAAAATATTAAAAGGAAAAAATACAAAATTAGTTATGTATACTTACGATGCTTTTTTGTTTGATTGGGACAGTAAAGAAGTGGATATATTGTGCCAAATCGAAAACATTTTAAGTGCCAACAATTTGCATTATAAGGTAAAAAACGGGAAAAATTATGATTTTTAACACATCTTACGATATGTATAGTATGGACAGTACCTTAAACTATGCAGATTTGAATAATAAATTATTTTGTACTTTTACTACCCCCCTTGAATTGGAGGGCTTAGTAAACTCTATATCGAATTCTTATTCGATAATGTACAATAAAATATTTGTACTTGAAGTTAAGGACAGTAACGAATATGTCTTAACTTATAATACCGAGCATGGAAACATAAGTTATATCCCACAAAACACAATTTTGGTTCACAGGAAAAAGGATTCAAATACATTATATACTATTAATGCTTTGAATGAATTGATTAAAAGTTTAAATGGGGGGGTTGTAGATACCAATTATAGAATAGACTGGCAACACTATAAAAACACAATTTTGTTAACCCAACAAAATGAATTAAGGCAGTTAAGAACAAAAATTTTTAAGATTGTTGAACTTTGATTTGGCTTTTTAAAAATTAGTTATTATATTCAATCATAAACCAAATAAAATTTTAAAGTTATGGATTTAAAAGCAATCAAACAGCGTCTTAATCAGATGCAAAAAACTAGTCAAACTAGTGAAGAACGCAAATCTATGTTTTGGAAGCCCACAATTGGCAAGCAAACCATTCGTGTAGTGCCTTCAAAACATAACCCAGCAATGCCCTTTAGTGAAATTTTCTTTCATTACGACATTGACAAGCCCGTTATGGTTTCACCAATTAATTGGGGAGATAAAGACCCAATTGTAGAGTTTGCAGCTCAATTGAAGAAAACCAACGATAAGGAAAATTGGAGATTAGCTAAAAAAATTGAGCCAAAAGCTCGTTATTTTGCTCCTATCATTGTCCGTGGTGAAGAAGATAAGGGTGTTCGTTTGTGGCAATTCGGTAAGGAAACCTATGAAGCATTTTTACAGCTTGCTGTGGATGAAGAAGTAGGTGACTACACCGACATCAATGAAGGTCGCGATATTAAATTAGTTACAGTTGGCCCCGAATCAACAGGTACTAAATATAATCGCACTACTATTAGTCCTTCAATGAAAAACAGTGAATTAGGTAGTGCTGATCAAGTGAGAACTTGGTTGGAAAACCAACCTAACCCTAAAGATTTGTTCAAACCATTCTCATTCGATGAAATGAAAACTGCTCTTCAAAATTGGTTAAGCCCAAATGAAGAAAGTGAGACGGTTGTCGAAGAAGAAAAAGAACAAGCGCCTAAAACGAATTATTCACTAAATACTTCCTCTACTAATGTTAAGCAATCTAAACTAGATAAGTTTAACGATATTTTTGAAGAGGACAGTGACATGCCGTTTTAATTATGGCTAGAAAGCGCGATGAATCTTTAGCAGAGGCAGTATCGGCCGAGCTAAAATCGAATTTTAACCTTGATAAATTTAAGGATAAGAAGGGGTTAACAGGTAATGTTAAATTTAAGCCCCAAAAATGGGTCCCGCTTTCTTCTGCGTTCCAAGAAGTAACCTCTGTGCCCGGTATCCCAACTGGTCATATTGTGTTACTTCGAGGGCACAGTGATACAGGTAAAACCACAGCGTTAATTGAAGCTGCTGTTAATGCCCAAAAATCAAAAATATTACCTGTGTTTATTACCACAGAAATGAAATGGTCTTGGGAACACGTTAAACAAATGGGCCTTGAAGTTAATGAGGTAGTTGACGAGGAAACAGGTGAAGTTACTGATTATAATGGGTTTTTTATATATGCTGACCGAGAAACTATACATACTATTGAAGATGTAGCAGCATTTATTTTAGATTTATTAGACGAGCAGAAAAAAGGTAATTTACCGTATGATTTAATGTTTCTATGGGATTCAATTGGGTCCGTGCCCTGTGAATTATCGGTTCGTTCAAACAAAAATAACAACGAATGGAACGCAGGTGCTATGTCAACCCAATTTGGTAATAATGTAAATCAACGTATTACATTGTCTCGTAAGGAAAGTTACCCATACACCAATACTTTGGTTTGTATCAATAAAGTATGGACAGCTAAAGCGGAAACCCCAATGAGCCAACCCAAACTTATGAATAAGGGTGGATTTGCAATGTGGTTTGATGCTACTTTTGTAATTACCTTTGGTAATGTATCAAATGCCGGAACTAGTAAAATTAAAGCTATTAAAGATGGTAAACAAGTAGAATTTGCTAAGCGTACTAAAATTCAAATTGATAAAAACCACATTAACGGTATTACTACAAGAGGTAATATTATCATGACCCCTCACGGTTTTATTAATGATAGTGAAAAGGAAATTAAATCCTATAAAGACTCACACGCCAAAGAATGGAGTGCGATACTCGGTGGACTAGACTTTGATATCATTGAAGAAAATGATACATTTATAGATACAACCGAATACACAAACGAGCCAGATTAATATGGAAAAGAAAGATTTATTACAACTCCTTGACAATGTAGTTGAGGAGAATGAAACAGAATCCTTAGAAAAACACGATCGTGTGCTTTTAATTGATGGGCTAAATTTATTTTTTAGAAATTTTGCTATGTTAAAGTTCATTAATGAAGAAGGAATACACGTAGGTGGTTTAGGTGGGTTTTTACGCTCCCTAGGATTCTTAATAAATCATATTAATCCAACCTCAGTTTATGTAGTATTTGACGGAGTAGGTTCCACGGTAAACCGTAGGAATCTACTCCCCGAATACAAAGAAAATCGTAATATATCTCGTATTACAAACTGGGATATGTTTGATTCATTAGAAGATGAAAATGAAGCTAAAGTAAACCAAATTGTTCGTTTAATACATTATTTAAAATGTTTACCTGTTAAAACTATATCAATAGATAAACTAGAGGCAGACGATATTATAGCACATTTATCTAAAAAATTAAGTACAGATTATGATTCTAAAGTATTTATAGTATCTAGTGATAAAGATTTTATACAATTGATAAACGATAAAATAGTTGTATATCGCCCTGTAGAAAAAGAATATTATACACAAAGTACTGTTAAAGAAAGATTTGGTATTCCTGCTTCTAATTTTACGATATACAAAACTTTATTAGGAGATGCGTCTGATAAAGTTAAAGGGATTAAAGGTTTAGGAGATAAAGGCATACTTAAGAAATTTCCTGAACTAGCCGAACGTACTCTTACTTTGGACGATATTTTTGATATATGTAAACACAAAATGAAAGAACACATTGTTTATTCAAGAATATTATTTGAAGAAGCTAACTTAAGACGCAATTACAAAGTTATGGATTTACATAATCCTATGGTAAGTGAAAAGGAAATTGATTATTTAAATCAAGAAATTGAAAATCATGTACCTAAACTTGAATCCCCAACTTTTCTTAAGTATTATCACGAAGACGGATTACGTCACATAATTAAAAATGTTGACTATTGGATCCAATCCGCATTTAATAAATTAATAAGTTATAATAAAGAGTTATATGACACTAAAATCAATCAATGAATATGGCGCAGGTTTCCAAATTAAAGTACTTGCCGCGTTATTAAACCATAAAAGTTTTTTAACCAACATATATGATATAATAAGCGATGAATACTTTGAATCTCAGGCCCACAAGTGGATAATCAAAGAAATATTAAAATATTATAGCAAATATCATACAACTCCTTCTTTAGAGGTACTTAAAGTAGAATTAAAAAAAGTACAAAATGAAGTTTTACAAATTTCTATTAAAGATCAGTTGCGTGAAGCTTATAAAGAATCAGATGATTTGGCATATGTTGAAGAAGAATTTTCTACATTTTGTAAAAATCAAATGCTTAAAAAAGCATTGTTGCAATCAGTAGACTTATTACAAGCTGGTGACTATGATTCTATTAAATTTATGATTGAAGCTGCTATGAAAGCAGGACAAGACAAAAATATTGGACATGAATACAATAAAGATTTGGAATCACGTTATAGAGAAGAACACAGAACTATTGTTCCTACTCCTTGGGAAGTATTTAATGAACTATTACAAGGGGGGTTGGGAAATGGAGATTTTGGCTTGGTATTTGGTAATCCTGGAGGTGGTAAATCTTGGGCATTAGTAGCATTAGGTGCCTATGCTATAAAATTGGGATATAATGTTATACATTACACATTAGAACTAGGTGAAGAGTATGTAGGTAGAAGATACGATGCTTATTTTTCAAATATACCTGTTAATTTAGTAATAGCTAATAAAGATAAGGTAACCCAATCTACCGAAGAATTAAAAGGCCAATTAATTATTAAAGAATATTCACCAGGTAAAGCATCAATATCTACTCTTGAAGCACACATCAAAAAATGTATTGATCTAGAATTTAAGCCTGATCTGATTATTATAGACTATGTAGATCTTCTTCGTTCTAAAAAGTTAAATCGTGAGCGTAAGGACGAAATTGATGATATTTATATTAGTACTAAAGGATTAGCTCGCGAATTAAACTTACCAATTTGGTCAGTGTCACAAGTTAATCGTGCAGGTGCACAAGATGATATTATTGAAGGTCATAAAGCCGCGGGATCATATGATAAAATTATGATTACTGACTTTGCGGCCTCTTTAAGTCGTAAACGCGAAGATAAAGTAAATGGAACAGGACGATGGCACATTATGAAAAATAGATACGGAATGGATGGATTAACATACGGAGCTAGAATAGATACTTCTACAGGGCACTTTGAAATAATTACAGATGCTGAATTAGAAGATTTAACTCCCACTCAACCCCAAAGATTCCAGTCAGGCGTTACAGACCAAGACAAAGAAGCTTTAAGACAGCACAGTAATTTCTTTTTAAAATAAATGTATAATGATAACTGAACCACGAATATTTTATAAACCATTCGAATACCAAACCGCATTTGAATACTACAAAAATCAACACCGAGCACATTGGTTAGCTGATGAGATACCTTTAGCGTCTGATTTAAACGATTGGAAACTTAAATTAACCGAATCTGAAAAGAACCTTATAGGTAATATTTTAAAATCATTTGCCCAAACCGAAGTTCACGTAAATGATTACTGGTCAACCAAAGTATCTATTTGGTTTCCAAAACCTGAAATACAAGCCATGGCTCGTGCGTTTGCTGATTTTGAAAGCATACACGCTGAAGCTTATGCTCGATTAAATGAAGAACTTGGTTTAGATAACTTTCAAGCATTCTTAGAAGACGAAGCATCAAAAGCCAAAATCGAAAGATTGATTGAAGTACCCGGCGAATCGCTAGAAGAAAGAGCATTATCCTTAGCCATCTTCTCAGCCTTTACAGAAGGTGTAAATCTATTTAGTTCATTTGCTGTATTAATGTCGTTTCAACTTCGCAATCTAATGAAAGGTACTGCACAAATTGTAGAGTGGAGTGTAAGAGACGAATCATTACATTCACAAGCCGGATGTTGGTTATTTAGGACTTTGCTTCAAGAACAACCACATTTAGATACCAATAGTATGAGAGATAAAGTTATTGAAGCTTGCCATCTATCAGTTCAATTAGAATTTGATTTTATTGACAAAGCATTTGAGATGGGTAATATTGAAGGTTTAACCAAGGAACAGCTCAAAAACTATATTAAAGCAAGAGCAAATGAAAAAATGGTTGAACTTGGATATAAAGCAATTTATAACGATATTGACCCTAATTTATTAAAACAAATTGAATGGTTTGGGCATTTAACATCAGGAAAATCACATCAAGATTTCTTTGCTCAACGCCCAACAAATTATGCAAAGTCAACAGCAGATTGGAGTGATTTATAAATTTACAGGTATGGACGAAAAAATAATATATAAAATTGAAATCCTTCAACTTATTGAATCTAAATACAATATTGAAATAAAAGACGAAGAAGTTGAAAACATATTAACTTTAGAAGACTTAATTGAATTGATAAAAATAAAAAAAATTTATGAGTATACAAGTAGACACAACAAATTGGATTAAAGACAAGAATTTTCCAAACTACATGGATGATATAGCAATCAGTATGATTTCAAAAGGTTATTTATTACCTGATGAAGATGTATTTGATGCTTTCAGACGAGTTAGTAAAGCGGCGGCCCGCAGATTAAAACGTAAAGACTTACAACCATACTTTTACGAAGCAATAGTTAAAAATTGGTTATGTCTAGCATCACCCGTATTATCTAATATGGGGACAGAACGCGGAATGCCCATCTCATGTTTTGGCATTAATGTAGGAGATTCTATTGAAGGTATAGCCGATGCTAATTCAGAACTAATGCGCTTAACTTCACAGGGTGGTGGGGTAGGCATAGGAATGTCTCGTATTAGAGGAAGAGGTAAACCTATTAAAGACAACGGCGTAAGCGAAGGTGTTGTACCTTGGGCTAAAATATACGATTCAACAATTCTAGCAACTAATCAAGGCTCAGTTCGTAGAGGTGCTGCTTCAGTTAACCTGTCTATTAACCATCCAGATATTGAAGAATTTTTAAGCATCCGTCGTCCAAAGGGTGATGTAAATAGACAGTGTTTAAATCTACATCAATGTGTTGTTATTGACGATAGTTTTATGAAACGCGTTGAAAACCGAGACACAAAGGCACTGCGATTGTGGGGTGAAATTTTAAAATCGCGATTAGAAACTGGCGAACCATATCTTATGTTTGAG